AAGAACAGAAATTCTCTACAACTATGTTTGATTTTAATATTCATATTATCATACCATATTTTTTGAACCACAATAAATGTGTTTGTGTATGGCTTATCTTCACGTCTTGACGTTGGGATACGATAATTAACAATCGCTTGAAATACTTTCATTGAGCCAGCATTCCACATATTGTTGGTTGTTTGAGATATTGCTGATTTGAAGCCATTTAAAGTTCCAATTGAATCCCAAAGGAAACATAAGTTCTCGTTTAATACTCCTTCCGCTTGCATATCTAATAATTCAGTCATAGCTAATGCTACATCCTCTATAACTGGTTCATACCTTAAAGGTTTTGTTCCCCATTTACTATGTTGATGGTCATAATTTTCATATTTAGATAGTAAATCTTCATTACTCATGAAAATAAATTTACCCGCATATGAAATTTCACCAGTTTCCTCATCAACAAGTTCTTCAAATTTCATACCACAATCTTTTGCGTGTTTCCACTGAAAGTTACCTTCCGTTTCAAAGATTACTGGTAGGTCACCTATTTTTTGTGCCCCCGCAATTGCTTCATAAAATGCTGTTGATTTTCCTGTGTTTGAGTAACCTCTTACTGAGTTTACATAACCTCTTGCAAATCCTGGTAGTTTGATGGCATCATGCCATGCTTTAGATAACGGTATCCATGATAAAGGTTTATCCCCTATCGTTTTTTTTATACCTTGTGATTTCTTAAAATCATCGAAATTGTAGTCTACTTTAGCTACGTTTTTTGTTGGTTTTTTAGCCATTATTATATTTTCGAAACTGATTTTCTTCACCCTAAATTGGTGACATGTTATAAAAAAGAGAAGGAGGCTAAGTTACAATTACCTCCTTTACCCTTAGTCCTATTTTTTTTTTACCTTAGAATGGTAAGTCGTCAGAATCATCTTCAAAATTATCCACTTCCGCAGTATATGTTTGTTTTAATTCTTCCGTTTTGGTAGGTTCTTTTTTAATTCCACCACCAATTTCTAATTCAGAATCTAACTCATCAGATACATTACCTGATGCTCCATCTACTAAATCGTTTTTGTCAACGTATTTTTCTCTAGCTTTATCCCAAGCTGGAATACCGCCTTTTACAACGATTGCTAAATACTCGTAAGGTTTCATTGAATAAACATCTTGCCATACAGTAGCATCATCTGACCAAGCTTTTGCTTGTTCAGGGTTACTAGATAAAGGAGTATCTTTTTTAGTTCCAATACTAGTTACACTTGGATAACTTCCACTACCTCTTGGATTTTTAACCCTTTCAATGTTTACAGCTAAGTCATACCCAGTTTCAGCATCTGTGATATCTTCCTCTAACATCCTTACGGTTGCCATGATTTTATCTAAAATACCCTCTTTTTTAAAGTTACTTGGGAATCTCCAGAATTTAGGCCCATCAGCTTCATTCTCTCTGTCAATTACTTTAACAATGTACATAAGTCTTGGTCTGTAATTTTTAGCCAATTCCTTATCACTTTCCTCACCAGTTGATAATAATTCTTCCCTAGCCTCACAAAATGGACATGGTAGGTCGCTCTCATGCGCTAAACATGTGAATTTACGATTCTTCCCTTCTACTTGTATGCTATGAACGTGCACTGCAATAAACGGAGTTCCATCTGATACTGGAAGTATCCTAACTCTTTTGATTGCGGTGTTTATTCCGTCTGGTAAATAAGTTGTAAAATAATTTTTAAGGTCAAAGGTTGTTTTTGCCTTAGTTTCTGTTGTTGCTGACTCATACTGTGCCAACATTGCTTCTAACGTTGTTTTTTTCTCGTTACTCATGATTTTAATTAATTTGTTTATAATGGCCCACTTTCGTTTTTTTATAAGCGGGGTCTGTATTTGTATTAACATCTGTAATAATTTGTTGATGTTAATCTTATTTAATTAATAACTCAAAAGCGCTTTTAGGTTATTAATATATTGCAAAGATACTACTTTAAAATCCATTCGACAAGTAAATATCTATTTTTTTTTGGAAAAAAAAGTACAACAAATTAATGTTGTACTTTATATGTTAAAAATGTTTATTTATTAATATTTCATGTTCTCCCCATTCTTACTTGGTGAAAACGAATCTTTAATATGAATACTGTTATAATCTTGGTCTACCTCTTCTTGGGTTAGAACATATTCTTCTGGTTCTTTATCTCCTTCATTATTTTTCATTGCATCATAATGACCTTCTTTTTCTGACCAGTAATCAGTAAGTTTAAGGTTGTATGGAAATGAATCTAATGAACGCATTTCTAATTGCTCTTCTGGAGTTGGGTTTCTAGTTTCAATTTCATGTTCGATATCGTTAATCTTCGCATTTATTGCGTCCATCTTATCAAGACTTTGCGTTAAATTATCAAATTTAGCTAATAAATCTCCAATTTGTTGATTTGCATGGTCAGCTGATTGTCTAGCCGCCTCAGTTCCTTGTACTAATTCAGTTATGTCTAATTCAACTTCATCTTCCATTGGCTCTGGTTCTGCCATAGGCTCTTCCATTGCTTCTGGTTCTGCCATAGGCTCTTCCATTGCTTCTGGTTCTGGTAATTCATCTCCAAATGAAGCGTCATCTTCAACTTCTCCATCAGGAATTTCATCCATACCTTCTTCACCATCAACTGGAGCTTCACCATCAACTGGTGGTTCTTCACCTTCTGGGGCTTCACCTTCTGGTGGTTCCTCGGTAATTAATTCATCACCAAGTTCTACAACTTCTTCTTCTTCACTATCACTAATGTAAAAGTCATATTCCATAAGAAGTTTGAACCTCTTTAAATCTTTGTTTAATTGTTTTTTGTCCATTACATTAATAATTGTCTACCGTCCTCTATTATTATTTTTTTGGATACACGTTCCACTATACTCTTATCCCTCTTGATGTGTTTTTGTGTACAGTTTCCATCTAAATCACATACAGTACCTTCGTCTGAATCGTCATTTAAAAACGCATCATATTTATTATTATCTTTGTCTATCATAATTATTCTATTAAATAGTAATGTTATTATAATATAAATAGATGAAAATATCAAAAAACTCGTTTTATATCAATAAATTCTAAATTTTTATTAATTAGTATTTTTACTCATAAGGATTTATTGAGTATAAAAATGGAATTAACTTGATGTCATTATCTAGACGTTCTAAATGATTCTGATATTCAATAAGAATTTCTTCACCCTCTAAAAATACAATTGATTTATCTTTTACTTTTTTACGAACCTTATCAACATCAAATCCAATATATTCAACTAAATTTAAATCAATCCCAAATATGATGTTATTAGAATATATATAAATTACAGAATTTTTACTTTCATATGATATTACATTATTTAAAGTAAGTAATTTTCTAATGATTTTTAATATCTTACCACTTGAAAATTGAATAAGGTCTAAATCAACATAATTTAATTTAGAAGTGGCTTTTTTATATGAGTGTCTAATGAAAGACTCAAGGTCTGTATCGTATAATTGTCTCTTAACATTTCTATTAAACGTCCAAAATATACTCTTGCTAACATTTCGTTTTAAAACGTTCACGTTTTCTTCACCATATAGGTCGCAGATTTCATCGAACCCAATGATTAACGTTGGTAGGTCTTTGAATACAATTTCATCGACATTCTCCACTACGTTAAACTCTGGGCCTACATTTATTTTTTTACTTGAAACAATGTTTGCGATTTCCATACTGCAAATATACATATTTTTTTTCAATAAAACAAATTATTAATTTATTAACTCATTAAGGGCGTTTTTATGTTTTCTTAAAGAACCTTCATAATCCATATCCAATGCATATCTATGACCTTCTGGACCCCAATCATACCTCCTAAACTTATTAAAGCTTAATAATGCGGTCCAACTACCTGATTTAGGTATGTAAGCTCTCTGCATTAATTGTACATAAATTCTAACACCTTTCTCCCACATACCATAATCAACCCTATAACCACGAGCCATTGCTTCTGCTGGGCTTAGTGTATCACCTGGTGTAGTATTACCAACATTAAATATATTATGTGTTGATGTGGCCGCTCCATTTGTTCCGAAGTTACTTTCTTGGGCTGCTTGTAATACCATTAATTCAAATGGATAATTATACTTATCAGCAATTTCTTTCAATTGTATTGCACTCAATGGAATTTCAACACCATTTTTCCCAATTCTATCCATATATGTCTGAACAATTTCAACGGTAAGTTCTGCTGGGGTAAATTCTGTTAATTCTGGCTCATATATTGGATGCGTTGGTGGATAAACTTTAGGTTCTAAATCTTTTGTTTTAGCTTTAGAATCACCATAAAGTACACCTTCATTTGAGACATCTGCTAAATTACCAATTAAATGGTAATATAATGTTTCATCATCAACCATTTTAGTTTTACCATAACGAATTCTAACACCTTTAAACGATGTACTCATATGGTTAGGTCTAATATTATGTCTAGTATTTATAATTGTATAAGCGCCTGTAAACATTGGAACGTTATCTAATTGAAAATACATAAACGGTTGTATTTGTGCACAACCTAACATCTCTACCTCAGCAGAATAACTTCTATTGGCGTAGATATCGAATAAATTTTGTCCAACCGAATTATTTCTATTTCGACTACCTAAATCTTCAATTATTTGTAACCCTTCATCTGTTTCAGTGAATTCCATTTGGTCCACTTTAATACTTTTAAATAATGATTGATTTTGGTCACCGTA